CGGCCATCTGGGCGTAGAGGCTGCGGCTCTTGGTGGGCCGGCCCATGATGATGACCTCCACTCCGGGGTCATCGAATCCCTCCGTCAACACCCCGCACTGCCCCATTATGGCTACATATCCATTGCGACGGGTGATGATAGTCCCGTTCTCGTTTGTTACACACCAGACCCATTCCTCCGATTCCAGCTTTCCAAATGACGCCGGATTTCCACCGCTGCTTTTCACGCTGGAGTTGTTAGTTCTAACTGAAGACCTCTTTCTCAGTGAGATGTGACCCAAAACAGAATTGGGATGCTTTCCGCAGGATGTGTTTGCTCTGATTCTGAAATTGGATGCCCAACCACGAACCACGGCCCATGCCTGCAATCGGTCGAACATTGTCCAATTCACACCGCAGATACGGTATCCGGGATTGGCCCTTCTTCCACTTCGGTGGTAATGCTTGTCCCCGTCGCCAAGCCACAGCCCATATATCAATGACTCAAACTGTGTTGGCGTCATTGCTGACAGGTTGGTAGAGAGAGATTTATCAATCCATCCAGAAAGCTGACACCACCCCCTGCGAGCTAGAGTGCCGCCAATGTTACCCTTTGGAATTCGGTATCGCCAGTAGCGGCCATTTCCGGTGCGCTTCCAGTCGAAACCACACTCGTTAAGTATGCGCTCAATTGATTCGCAATTCTCTCGGTATTCTTTTGACTGGACTATTTCAATGCTGGCTCGCTTAACATTGAGAGAGCCATCACTGGCATAAAGGCCCAGGAATTCAAGCTCCGCTGGTGTCAGTGGAACTCCAACAACCGAAACGTCCACGCCAGAGAGCGGTATGATGTATGGTGACTTGCGACTAGGAAGTTCGCCAGCATTGCAGACCTTTATGTGGTGTTCGTCACAGCCAACCAGCATCCTGTGACCCTCGGTAACTCTCATATTTAGAGTTTGGTTACGTATTTCAACCATTCGCTCTCCCGGCTGACGAAGGCGCTTTACAATGCGAGATATGGGCTGCCACTCAATCAGGTTACTGCCCATTCTTAGCGTGGCGGTTTCGTCAAAAGGCATCATTCCGTCTATTCCTATCCATCCACGCTTGGTAAGTATTTCAGTCTGGTCGTCAAGGCAGTTGCACATCACCTGAATCTTGCCGCTGCGAAAATCCTCCAGCTTCTGCCTGCGATCATCCTTGTTGGTCGCACCGCACACCCAGTCGGCCATGCCCGGTCGGTGACGGTTGAAGATTTCAGCAGCCTGCTCGGCTTGCTTGACGGAGCAGGTGAACAGGATGGCCCTACGGTCGCCGATGATCTGCAAGGAAGCACCAGTCACCCCCTGCATGTTCTTTTCCGACTCCATCAGTTTGGCGAGGTCCGCCCCATTCAGGTCCCCTGCGGTGGTGCGAATATCCGAGAAGTCCAGATCGCCGATGCTGACGAACTGCTGCTCAATCGGAACGAGCCACCCATCTTGGATGGCATCAAGGATTTCGTAGTTGAAGGCAACCGTATCGAACACCTGACCGAGAGCTTCCTCGTCTGCCCGGTCAGGTGTCGCAGTAACACCAAGGACCTTCAGTTTGGGATTCTGACGGTAGTAGTCAATGACTCTTCGGTAGCTGTCCGCCGTCGAGTGATGGCACTCATCGATGATGAGCGTGTCGAAGTCGGTGGGCTTGAACCGGCCCATCCGGAAGCGATCCCCCCACTTGGAGCTCATCGTCTGAATCGTGGAGATCACCACCTTCTGCTCACCCCACAGGCTGGCGTTGACGTAGAGCTCGGCCATCTCGATACCGCAGTCCACACCAGCGAAGCGCTCGATCTTGTCACGGGCCTGCCAGATCAGCTCTTCCCGGTGGGCCAGCACCAGGGCCCGGCCCGGCAGCCTACTCTTGATGACGCAGGCGAAGAGCACAGTTTTACCCGTGCCAGTCGGCATGACCGCAGCGGTGGAGACTGCCGTCTCCCACTCGTGGTGGATGCAGGTGTGCGCCTTAACTTGGTAGTCTCGTGGTTTCATTCATTTTGTCGATGCGGGGCGGCTGATATCTGCGAGTATTTTCGAGCGCCTCTCGATTTCTGCGGCGCTGTAGTTTTTCGGCTTGCCAGCGGCGAGCCGCCCGAGCGCTTGAGCGGCCTTGTTCATTTCGCACCCCTCGCTTTTTCCCACGCTTCAGCCCTCTCCACATCGTCGCTCCATATCATGTCGTAGTCCGAGACGAGCGGCGTCCCGACCTTATTGCGCGGGCATCGGCGCGCTACCACGTCGCGGAGCGCCGCCAGAAAAGCCACCCGCTCTGCTTGGGTGGCTCTGCGTGCGTCAGAGCTATTCATTTGCGTCGCTCCATGTCGGCTCGACGCCATCCGCATCAGGGCCGAGATATTTCGCGCCGCTCCGGGCCGTCCCATTGAGCGCGCCAGGGAAGTAGTCAGCGACATTGTAGCCCGCCGCATCTCCCGTCCATCCGGTCGGCTGGACGAGGCAGTAGATGAGATTGGCATCCTCCTTGGCGATGTCGCGCGCCTTGGAGACAGATACGCCCTTGCGGTATCCCTCGGTCGGGTCTGCGTATTTGTGGAGCGTGACCCCATCACGTGCCGCGATTCGGATTGCTTCGTTGCCTTCGATTTTCCAGGTATTCATTTTATTCTTTCTCGGCTCGGCTTACTGGGCCTCGCTCATTACGAAGATTTTGAGTTTCATGCCTTCTTCTCCTTCATCTTCTTGATCTCGGAGGGAACGAGGGTGTTCCACCTGAACCGGCTGATCACCGCACGCCCCTTGCACATGCGGCACTCACCCTTGGGCTGAGTCTTGGGCTGGCCCTGACATTGGGTGCATACGGCATACGGCATGGCTGTGCTCAGGTTGGTTATCAGCTTGTCGAGGTCGGCGTTCGCTGCGGAGAAGTTGACCTCACCATACATCAGGTCCTCCTTCTTCTGGGTGATGACGAGGAACTTGTGGACCAGCTTCAATGTGCCCATCAACTCCTCGACCTCTGACCTGCGGTCCCAGAATTGTTTGGCGAACACCGGGATGGGAGTCCCGACGCTGTCCACGTCCACCTTTAGTTCTATCGGGGATTTCCCCGATACCTTGGATGCCCGCTCCTTGCCGTCCCTAGCCACCCGCACCGGCTCGGGCTTCACCTGACCATCCTTCTCCATGGCTTCACGCACGTCCTTGACGGTGTGGTTGTCGACGACGCAGATGGCGGCGATCTGACTGTCACTGCACTTGGGCCACTGCTTCACGGCCTCACGGATGGCGAACCGTTTGTCCATGTTGGAGCGCCTGATGCCGTGCCGGTCGTTGGCGGTGAGCGCAAACCGCAGAGCCTCCTCCCGGCCACCCTTATGGATGGTGGCCTCGATGTGCCTGGCTTTGGTGGCGATGACCGCAAAGGTGCGGTGCGCTCCATCACCCAGCAGGAACACCTTGTTGTCCGGGGTGAACACATCGATCGGTGGCATCTTGATCTTACCCCTGCGGTAGATTTCTGCATACTCCTCGACCACGTCATCCCGAATGTGGCTTCGGACCACCGGACTTCCCTTCAGGTCGATGTCTTGAACGAATATAAGTTTACTCATAGCTTCTGTTTGTTTCGTGCCTTTACTGTTATAGCATTAAACGTTAATCCAGGTCAAGGATTTAAGCTCAACCAGGTTCATGATTATTTATCCTTCTCGATGCTGCCCTCCTTTCTGCTGACGTCCACGATGCCGTCCATCATGGCGTCAGTGCAGGCTTTCAGCTTCTTGCCCTTGAACCCGGTGACCTTGCGGACCAGCGCCTCGAAGTCGCCCTTTCCCACCTTTACGCATTGCATGAAAAAGGGCAGTAGGACGTGATCGGCATGCATCTCTGCGTTCTCATTCGTGGCGAAGTCCCGGCCCACCTCAACGAACCGACGGAATAGTTCCTGCGGGTCCTTGACCGTCTTCACTTCGTCGCCGACTCCCATCTTGTAGCCCGGCACGCAACCGGGGAATTCCCCGATCAACACCTTGAGCTCGGAATACGACTCGTCCAACCAGCGCTGGGCCACGCGCTTGCCGTCCATGAACTTGGCCCGCTGTTCATCAGTCCAGTCCTTGACCGGCACGCCGAACATGGTTGCGGGTGCTGGGATGAGGGATTGGGCGAACTGCTGATACTCCGCGCAGTCGCTCCGGGCCAAGCAGAACTGACACTGCTTCTCGCCTGCGGTGCGCGTGGCATCCGGATTGTTGGAGTTACGGACCCGGACGAACATCTCCTGCTCGGCCTGCTTAAGGGCCTCCTTGTTATACAGACACAGGTCTGGAGTGTGGCTTACCAGTGGCTGGTTGACCGCTGTGTAGACCTCATGGACGAGCAGATTCCCAGAAATCAGAACGGCCTGATCACGGAGCTGCTTGTTGGTTGGTGACGATGCCACGTCGCCGGGGAGGCACTTGTATTCCACCACCAGCGCGGTGCTTCCCAGTCGGGATACGAAGTCCGGCTTGGCGCTGTGTTTGTATCGCACCGACGCATCGCCCGGCTTCTTGGATACCTCACACCGGAAGCGGCGCTCCCGGAATATCTTCGCCTTCTCCCAGTCCACCCCAAACGCCTTCAACAACAGGTCGTTGGTGATCTCTCGCATCGATTCGTAGATGCTGAGCTGCTGGGTGTCCAGCAAGTCAATGTTCCCCGTGGCCAGCGCCTCGTGGATTTGCCTGCCGAACCTGGCATCCTCTGATGCCTCTTCCGGCCTTCCCTTCTGGGCGAAGTGCCTGCCGTGACACAGTCCATCGGCCTCGGCGTTGGATGCGGACGTTCCGCCTTCGCGTTCGTCCGGAACTGTAATCTCAGTTGTTACATTTGTTTCTTCATTCATGATTGTTTCCTTTCCTTGGGTGACTCTACCAGCAGATACTCATACCCCTTGTCGAACGACATGGATTCAGGTGTGAAGTAGAGTGATAGAATATACGTGTAGTCGTGAGACAGTGGCTTGCTCTGCGGCCTGCGACAGACAACCACTGACCCTTTTGGCCAAGTCTCAGCGATCTCTTTCTGGTGCCAGCACAGCGTGAAGTTCATTGTGGGCGCTGCTCTTTGATTCGATCGGCGAACTCATCCCACTGGTTGATCAGAGTCTGGAGCGACTCCTCGTCCAGATTGGCGAGCGTCTTGTCGTCGGGGTCGGACATGCCCATCGGTCCAATGAAATCGATGAGTTCGATCTCTCCGATGTCAGCCTTCTCGCACAGCGCCCGGACCTGAGTGGCCAATTCGGTTGGCTGGCTGGGCTGTGGTGTGGCTACGGGATCAGGCTTGGCCTTTGCCTTAGGTGCTTCAACCTGCTTTTGTGGCCCGGTGAAGATCGGAGCACTGACCTTGGTTTCGGCGGCGGTGGCGATGGCGTCATCGTCATCATTGAGCGCCTGACGTATCTCCGGAGACATGTCCCAGCGCTTGGAGTGGCGCTTGATTACTGTCTTCTTGGCCATCTCTCCGAACGAATCACGCCATGGACCAGCGTCCTTCGCCTTCGAGTAGGTCTTGCGAACATGATCAACCTCTTCGGAGGTCATGAACTCGTAGTCCACCTGTCCGTTTGGCAGCACGGCCCGGGAGTAAACCAACTGCAACTCACCCCGGCCCTTTCGGAAGTCGACCGAGTGAAGCACCTTGGTCTTGCCGTCACCATCATCCTCCTGAACGGTGAACACATCCTTCTCGTGGACCAGCTTGGGAGTCACCAGGATTCCCGCCCGGCTCGCCAGCGTGATGATGCCCTTCACATCGAAGATGGCCACCACGTCCGTTCCGTAGCACAGGAGATGAGCCTCCCGCCCATCGGGATACAGCCCCGCCCGGGCGCACTTGAGTAGTGCCTGAAGGAAGCTGACCGGGTTTGCCTTCGCAAACTTCTGGTCGTTGGCTGCGCTTCGGGCAACCCGTATCATGGCATCGATCATGATGCCCTTCGGTAGCACCTTCTGGACTTCGTAACCCCACTTGGGAGTCTCCAGAAAGTCAGCTATGGTTGCTGCCTTCCGGGCAGGTGGTGCCTGCGCCGGTCGGTTCTGCACTGCTTGCGTTTGTTGTGTCATTTTATTTTTTCTCCGTGGCTGTTTGTTTGCCAATCAGGGGTAGCCACAGTCTCCCTGTTCGGCGTTACTGGACGTGCTGTGGGTGAGCTTGTGTCGTTAGAGATCTACGCCCTTGAGCTTCGTTTTGTAATTTGTGCCGAGCACCCAATACAGCCTCAGCAACGCGCTTTCGACAGAGAGTTGGCCGAGCGCACGCGGCGCATTGATTGCTATCGTGGCCACACTTCCGGTGAGCAGGTGCCTGTAGTCTTTTTCAAGCTCTTTGATTTTTGCTTTGATTTCTTTTTCAGTTTTCATAGCCTTTCGTTTCGGACTGGGTTCATTCTATCGGGGAAATCCCCGCTCTCAATCCCCGAAATCCCCGCAACCCCCATGCCATCCCCCATCAATCAGCATGCGTTCCTGCTCCTCTTCGGCCAACACCTTGGCGTCGATGATCTTGCTCACTCCCTTCAGCTTCTTGCCATTGCCGGGCTTGTCGGCACGCTCCGCCTTCTCCTTGGCACGCTGCTCATCATGCATCTCCTGCTCAAGGATCACCTTAATCAGGTATTCAGCGACCTGCCCGGGCAGCAGGTCATTGCGAAGGCAGATATCCAACAGCTCGAACTCTTCATCGCAGAGGTTGTTCTGCATCGTATCCAAGGAAATCAGCAACTCCTTAATGGTTCTAATCAGGCACTGAGGATGCGCCATAAACTGCTTGATCTCGGAGTGCGCCTTTACGCGGTCGATGTTGTAGTCCCCCTTGTTGCGTGACAGGATGGAGCGCCAATTGACTTGACACCAAAACGGTCCACTGAACTGCGGCTGATGCACGCCATGCGTAGTGGAGACTGACTCGGGAGTGCAGTCGATCACGTTCTCCTTCCATAGTGCGGGGAATTCCTTGGTGGCCGGAGGCGGCACGCCCATTCCCCACTGAGCCAGCTTCTGGTCGGCGCCATCCTTGAGCAGGGCCCTCGCATAGTCCGGCAGACCAGTGATGGCTGACCCGATGTCCCAGAAGTCACACAGGTTGAACCCATCCAGCCTGATGCCGTTCAAGTAGAGCCGGAAGTGAATGTCGTAGTGGTTCTTGTCCATGTGACCCACGGTGATGTGGATTCCCTCCTGCTTCTCCTCGTTGGACTGGTCAGTCGACGACTGGAACGCACCAGCCGAGCAGTGGTGATGGACGGTGCCCCAGTAGGTCCAACCATCCTCATCCTTGAATTGCTCACGCTGCTGCTTGGTCTTCTCGTAGTCATCACCATCCGACTCGTTTATCTCGTGAGCCGACATGCCCAGCTTGGCCTTCTGGGGATAGGCCCACGCCCGCCAGCCACCGGTCATGCGGTGGACATAAAGCCTCACCTGAGACTCCGATTTGGTGGTGTCATAGGTCCACTTGAAGAAGGCCAGCACCTCGGGCCAGACCTCGTTCAGCTTTCCCCCATTCCACGTCAGACGATGCTGGGTGGCGATTACCTTGTGGTTGAGCACACAGCTCATGACAAGTCCGAGCTGCTTCAACTGCTTTAGTTCCGACGGTTGCGTTACTGTGGTTGCACTGTTCATTGGTTTTTCCTGTTGTTTTTGTTGTTCTAACTGCTGTTGTTGTCTCCGTGCTAATTTTTCCCGTCTGCTTCGTTTACTCATCAGCCGGCCTCCTCGTCCGGGTTAAAAGGGAGTTCATCCCCCTCCCCAGCGGGCTGTGCCGTTTGAACCGGATGAATGGCATAAGGATTATCCGGGTGCGGACGCAATCCGAACTTCTCCAATACTTTCACGGGGCACGTCTTTTGAATGACCTCCGAGGCATATCTTGCAGCAATCGTTTCGTTATACATGACCCTTTCGTTTTGTGTATCCTCCACATCATAATTAGAGTGTGTTATTCCGACTTGGGTGTGGTTGAAGTCTTGGGCCGTTTGCTTCAAGCAATCGTGAAACTCCCTCATGAAACTCGCCCAGCTTAAAGTCCTCGTCGCCATCTGCATCAATGATACGGCGCTGATTTTAACTGAGCCCGACCACCGCATGTCCCCTTCGTAGTTGCACCTTCCGGATTCTTGGAACTTGGAAGTAACTTGGACTTCAATACAGTCCGGAGGAGCTGTCGTGGGAGTTACCTTGGGGAAGTTGCACTCCACCCAGTCCACCAGCTTGTCATACGTGTCCGCATCCTTGGGTGGTGATTCACCAATCTCACTCATCAACGTCGCCCGGAACGTGTCGTTGTTGGGGTTGGCTTTGATCATTTCGATCGTCTTGGGGGACACTATGTTAGTTATGATGGAGCGTCTTGGCATGGGTGCGTTCTTCTTGAACTCATCCTCGTCCATAACGACATACAGTATGTCGTTATGGGAATACGACGTGCCCAGAGCATAGGATACTTTGACATGTGGCGACGAGTCTCTCTTGCACCCCTTGGTGACGTGTAAGGTGCTCTCCCACCAGTAAACCCCTCCTGGGATGACCCGACATATCCGGCACCTTCGGTTCTTGAGTCCCCTCTTGCGGGAGAGGGCCGCATCGGCGGGATGCATGATCTCCTCGCCCGGATAGGGCTTGGGAGCTTCGTCGGGAATCTTCCATTTGGTGATCTCTGGCTCTGCTTTTGTTTCTGTGCTCATTGTTTTCCTTTCTCTTCACCACGCAGAACGTAAGTGTTCCGCGTGAGATTCTGGCTGAGTCGGTGAGGCAGGAATGCCTTCGACTCGGGTTTAAGTTTCCGTGATTCCATGGCCCACACCACATACAGGTGGGAGGCCAGTGCTACTGCCATAAAGTTGGCAGTGACGAGCTGTCGGTTGTTTCTCTGGGCTTCACCCGTGCAACCAATGGCTGCCCGGGCCGGGTCACCGGTCTGGTCAGCCATGATCTCTGGATAGTAGCACCGTGGGTCTAGCTGGGAATCCCCAGCCCACTCCGGCAGGAATACATACGCCTCTGAAGAGTGAACCTCGTTGGCGGCGATGATGGTCTTGCACCCATACATATCGCACGACCTGAGACAGGCCATGCGACCGGGGTTGTTGTCTACGCAGCACATAATCCAATCGTGCCGCGAGTGTTGGATGCTGTAAGGGCTATACCATTCGTCCTCCCAGTTGCATCCCATTCGTAGGGCCATGGCTTCGGCCTTGTTTTTTCCGATGTCGGACTCGTTGAATAGCTGGCGGTCCAGATTACTGGCCTCCAGTTTGTCTCCGTCGATGAGGGTGACTGTCCTGTGGTCGACCAGTCGACACATGACCTCAGCCAGCCAGCTCCCGCCACCCCCAACTCCAATGATGTAGACGTTCATATTAGCTCCAGTGCTGCGTTTCTGAGTTCCGTTATTACCCTGCGGGCAATCGGACTCTTGGCACTCTGATCCCGGTATCGGTTGCACAGGTTACGGCACAGGTCTTTCACCAAATTGCGCTCGTTTGTCGTTACCATATTTCTAAGCGCGTTCCCCTTTGCCATCGCCACCAATAGAATCGGGCCCAGCGTTTCATCTGATAACTCGTGATAGAGTATTGCATTTAAGTGCTTCATCTGGTCCCAGTCCTCTTTGATGCGGTCTTGGGTTTCAGAGAACGGTTCCCTTGCTGGGTGCTCCAGTAGCGCCGCGTATAATTGTGGGTCTTTCATAATACGATGTGTTCGGTTACGAATGGACTGCTGATGCGGGTGCTCAGGGATTCCCAAGTGTAACCGCCATTGATTGGTAGCTGCTCGAACCCTGACGGATCCAGCGGCTTGAACTTGAACATTTCCATCGAGTTGCTCACCGATGACGAGCCACCATGATCAACCAGATCGGACTGCCATCGGCTCTTTTGGAATTGAGTCCACGACTTGGAGATTACGTCAATCAACGTGCTTCCTGAATAGTCGTAGATACCATGACACATCCGGGAATCCTCGTAGAGGTTGCTCAGGGGTAGTCGATAGTGCTTTCCGACCGGGTCCACTGCCACCAGGAATTGAACATCCACCGACATCTCGGGCTGTATCATGTTCACCATGAAGTAGAGCCTCATGTTGTCTGGCGGCACCCAATTCATCACGAACTCCGGGTCGTTGTTTCCGTTTTTGAAGTCAGGGACCATGGCCCCTGACTTCATCTTGAAGGCGCACCTCAGCGGTAGTTGAGCCAGTCTGATGGTCGCCGCTATGTTGTTGCGCTTGATACTCAATCCGATGTTACCCAATCCAGGTGATTCGGGCAGGATGGCTGCACTCATCACGGAAGTGACTTTGATAGGATTGTCGACTGCGAACCGGCTCATGATGTTTTGGTCCATCAAAACCTCTCGCTCGGTGACGGTGACATGCTTGACAGTTCCGTCAGACTCTATGGCGTAATAAACTTCTGTCATATAATGAGTCGGGCCACCCGGAGCAATCCGGGTGGCCCGATGTTTAACCGTCAGGCAGTCTTAGTTCTGCTTGGTGTTGGCTTTCGTCTCAACGACGATGATTCCCCCGTCGGGAGCCAGGACGTTGGCGCCTTGTTCCACGCCGCTTACCACAGCGCGGACGTTATCACCCCACCCCGTCACGGCCTTGAGGTCGTGATCAGCGAGCACTTGCCCGATGGTCGTTCCCTCCGCATAGACGCGGGTGTAGGTATCGCTGCCGAACTTTACAGTTAGTTGCATACTCTTGTTTCCTTATTTGTTTTTTTGTTTGGTTTGTGATGCTGATCAGCCCAGCACCTCCGCTGTCGTCACTGCATCCAATGTCAGCTTGCCGAGCATCCCACGAATCTCGACAATCCTCTTGGTGCGCTCGGCGATGGCATCCTTGCCCTGGTCGATGCGCTGAACGTGGACCTGGGATTTCAGTTCCACCCGGCCCTGCTTGTCCCGGTTCAGGTCGCCGATGACCTTGATTATGGTCACCTCGTTCTGGTTCAGAGCATCTGTGATCTGACCGCCGAACACGTCGTCCTGAGTGATCAAGTCCTTGCGCAGTGCGTTGAGCGAATTCTGCTCCAGCTTGATCGTCTCATTCATCATCTTGATGGCAGCCAGCTCGCCGCAGATTTGCGTGACCAAAGCTGCAACTTCCTGTTCCAGCCTGGCCTGCTTTCCCTTGTTGACGAGCTCGATACCAGCGTTGATTACTGCTGTGTTTGTTTGCATACTGTTTGTTTGCCCGCCTTTGGGTTGCGTAGCATCACCCGAATCGTTGGGTTTCCCTGTTGGGATGTGCAGGTCAACGTCGAACCTGTCGAGAGGATTTGTCCCTCTCTCGGTGGTAGAGACAATTCTACCACCGACGGAAGGAGGCAGGCAATACCGGCCTGCCAGCGGTGAATCATCCCGGTCGTATCAATCAATTCTGTCAGCTACTTTCTTTTCTGACGGGGAAATCCCCGAACCGTAGCACAATGCACCGCATTCGGGGCATTCTCCTGAAGGAACAACACCACCCGGGTCGAGGCGCTGCTCCAAGCCCGGTATGTCTGGGAAGCGATTGGCCATGGCCTCATCAATGCCTTCCCACCCACAATTATCGCAGGTATTCATGGCACACCCACCTCAAGGCGGAACATCGCCGCGTTGGTTGGGAAGTAGATGAAGTCCTCCAAGTCACAGACCTGCTGGTCGACCGTGATCCAGTTCGTGCCATTGAAGGATTGTGTGGCGATCTTGAGCGGTGCGGAACTGGCAGTCTCCACTCGGTTCGTCGGATCAGGGTGATCCATGGGTGCATCCTGAGGACGATTGTAGGGACCTCCAATCCGTTTCCACTCATTGATCTCACATTCCTTCCTGGTGGCCGTTCCAACCCAGTAGGTGGGCGGGACGTTGTTGTCCATCAGCCAGTAGTATTTTGGCTGACAGCGTTTCGATACGATGTAGATGGTCGTGACGGCCAGACCAGCCACGGCGACGACGCACAAAGCCAGCCACGTCTCTTGAGGTGGTGGCGGTGGTGCGTCGCAGAATGACGGGTTGGCTGCGATGAGGGCTGACAGGGTCAGCACTGTGAGTTTCTTTTTCATAGGCGTTTATTTATCCACTTCCACACCTCATCACCGTAGACGGCATTTATTGCCGCTTCGTAGATGTAGTGCTCGGTGTCGTTGTTGTTGTTTCCTACAGCAATTTCCTGGATGTGCTCCTGGCACATAACAACCAGATTTTTGAAGTCCGGAACCGGTTTTGGAGTTGGCATCGGATTTTCAGCCGCCTGCTTCCTCCTTTCCAGTTCAGCCTGGAGCTCTTCGCCACTGAATCCTGAAATGCTCATGGCTTCAACCTCTGGTTGCGAACGGCGTTATACAACCGCTTGCTGAGCTCGCGCTCGTTCTCCCGGGAGGTTTGCAGTGCCATCACCAGATGGCTGGTCAATGCGGCCAGCATGATAATCACGATTATCATACACCACTCCTCACGGCTTACGGTTCTACTTGTCTTCATGTGTGTCCTTTCTTTCGTGTGTTAGACCAATCTGTTCCGCCGCCTTGTAGTCTATGAATATCCAGCGGTGTTTGAGACACCATTCGAGCATGCTACCGTCGAGCAACCTGCGAATGGCAGCTTCGGTTACTACGAAGAATCCTCCAACCCGGAATGGGTTGGGGATGTGTTGTTTCTCCCATCCTTCATCCGAGCGCTCGTCGTTGATGGTGATCAGGATGATTCCCTGCTCCATGTAGTCCTGGCACTTTGGGCAAGGCTCCAGGTCGATTACCTTATCGTGGTATGTCTTCAAGCTGTGGTCTGGCACCATGATGTGATTTGAGGTTTGGTGGTATCTGGTGGCCAGCAGGATGTTGTTGGACCCGCCGCAGAAGAAGCATCGGGTTAATGCAACGTGGTCGTCGTTCATTTGCCCTCCAGATTGAGCGTCTCCCGGATGACCTTCCCGCTCTTGGGTGCCACCTGGTCCATCACTCGTTGTGCCATCTCACTCTCCCCATTACGGTAGTCAGCTCGCTTGATACGCCCCTTGGAGAGGCGGTAGCTGATCTGGCAGGGTGAGAGTCCCGTCTGCTCCCCAATGAAGCGCGTAGAGAAGCCCATGGCGCCAAGGATGGCGCATTGCAGGTCCTCATCCGACGCCCAGTTGACCCGCATTGGCCGGGTTTTCATTGTCTTCCTTTCAGGTTCATTGCCACTGTTACCGCCCTCAGGTTACACCCGCAGTTCGGGCAGTAGTTGGGGGTGTTGATGGTCATGACTTTGGGTGGGATGGGGCTGGCTTCAACCGGGGAATTCCCCGATAGCTCCCTTTGCCCGGCCACGCTGTATTTCCACAGCTTGCCACGGATTCCATGGGCCATGCTCTTATGCCTGCCGATCATGCATTTGGCGTAGCCCGGCCTTATGTGAGTGGCAGTGTATTTGCAACCCTCGACGTCGCACTTGATTGAGGTTGCCATATCAGTGCGCGTTGCTGGTGAGCTTCTCCCCAAGGCTGTTGAAGTTCCTCTGGAACTCCCCGGGGGATTCGTGGCCGGCTGGTGGCAGCTTTTTCCTGCGCCGCCATTCATTCACGTTTCCAATCACCATCTGCTTGAAGGTCATTACCTTCGGTTTTGTTGGTTTCATACTGTTGTTTCGGTTGCTCCCGGTCATGTGGCCGGGAGGTGGTGATTACCACGCTGAGCCCACTGTCACCGGGCTCACCGTGGGAGTCATCTGTTAGGTGCTTCGAGTTTCATTATGAGTTCGGAGCAGAGTTCGCTCATGCAGCCCCAACATAGAAGCAGTCTTGGATCGGCTGGCCATTCTGCGCCATCGTCCAGACCCATCGTCGTGTTGCACAGTAGGCACGACGAGTCTTGGTCGCGCCACATTTCCATGTCGAAGTCCACTGTCCTGGCTGTGACCGCACCTAACAAATCGGTCGAGCCAACGCGGGCGGGCGTCTTCGGTTTGTTCATAAAGGTTTTTGGTTGTTGTGAGTCATAGTTCCGTGTGGCTCACCCTGGTCGCTGGCCCGAACCGTGGTTATGGTAAGGTGCGTCGCCCGCTCCAGGTTGTGGACGGTGCTTACGGAGATGATCTGCACTCCGGGTTTCATTACCGGGTTGAACGATTCCAGTTTGATGAATTTTGATCGTGGTTTGCTGGCAGCCCGGGCTGCCCTTCGGTTCTGTTTGTTTAGCTGCATTTGCGGTTCTTTCTCTTAACCCCCGACAGTTCATCCATCGGGGAAATCCTTGCCAGAATCAATTTGAGATGCACTTGCCTTTGGTTATATCCCAAGCTTCAAGGATCACGAAGTTTCCGAGTTGCGCCTGAAGCTGGAGATAATTCCATCCTTTTGGGTTCAGGATTGCCAATTCAGGATGGGGACGCCCCTCGCCACTGGGCCGGAAAACCACGGCAATGTGTTCGTCGAGTATCATGGCTTGATATCTTTCCTCAGTTCTTACTGGGAACTGAAAGGGGCGGTCAATCCCGGGAGATGACCGCCCGTGTTCAGTTACCGGTCAGTTGGCCGGAGTGGCGGCTGGAGCATTGATGACTTTACCATTGGGCTTCGATTCAGCGGAAGCCTTCTGGAGTTCGAGTTCCACAGTCACGGGACGCTCCTTTCGGTTCTGGCGAACCCATTCCACGGTTCGGCCCATGGCCATGGCGAGTTCTTCGTCTGTGAGGATGTCCACTTGGGGGACATCCTTCTTATAGGCCAGTGTGACGCGGCCATTCCGGCCAACCCGGGTCCCGAGTCCTACTACGTCAGGGTTGGAAGCGAGGCTGAGGGCGACGGCGCCCAGAAATGCCTTCATTTCCATGCCTTGGCTCTTGTGGAGTTCCTTGAGCTCCTTGGGAGTCAGGTTCGGGTTCTGCTGCTTCAGGGACGGCTTGATTTTGCCCGTCTTGTCCTTACCCGCACTGATGGGAAGGAGTCGCAGCGACTCGCCGACCAACTCTTGAGCCTGGTTCCGGCTCGGCACCAGTTGTGCCGTGGTCAGGGTTGCAGGCACCCGTGGAATCTCGTTCCACAAGGTTATTTGTGTTGCTACTGCTTTCATGTGTTTTGTTTCTTTCCATGTGCGCTGGCCCGTAATGGTGCATAGGCTGGGCTTTAGAGCTCCCGCCCACTACCAGACGCCTTCAAGGGTTACAAGAGCCCCTGAAGGCATATACTGAATCCGCACAATGCTGGTGTCCCCGCCAGCCTTTGCCCCCGCAATGGATTTATCTCATACTAATCGCCTTTCCTTTTTTGTGGCTTGATTGCCACGGTCGACACCGGAGAATTCCCCGGTAGCGAACGTGCGCCTTCACTGAATGTAAGTCATGGTTCAGGGACCTTCGACACGAGCCCCGTTGACACGCATGGTAAAACCCCGCATATTCCCATCAACATGCGGTATCCAAAGCCATACTACGACGCTATAGCCATACAGGACAAGATTATGCAACTCCTTCCCGCTACAGGGACCAAGGAGATTGCGAACATCGCCAAAGGGTATGCGACGTTAGAAACGCTAAAATTGAGATTGCGTATGAAAGGTCCACCGAAGGCGGTAGATGCTCTCAAGCAGCAACCTGCGAAGTCTCGCGCTTCTGCCGGACCGTTCGGCGAGGAGCAGCCGCGCAATGGTGTTCATACCACTTAGACCACTCATCCCTTAGCACGTTGAGCGGTCCCTGCCACGCTCCGGGTTTACCCTTGGCCTTCACGGCACGCTTCACACGCGAAGCCACGGCGGGCTCGCATAACACCAATCTGAACTCTGTCGTCACTGATTTCCTTTCCATGTCGGATTGTTTGTGCCCGACCCTTCACTCAATCAAACCCATGGTTCGACGTCGAAGGAATCTCTTTAGTGGGAAACCGTAGGGGCGGGGTGGCAGGGCAGGGGGGAAATCCAGACGAGCTGAACTGGTCAGAACCCCATTCACCGAATACAGAATTTTCCCCGCGAGGGCCGGCAGGTTCAGCGGGTGAGGTTTGGATTTAACGGGGACAGGTTGTGGGCCGACGAGGACTGCTTTTGAGTCTGAGTGCGTGACTGTGGGGTGATCAGTCGCCAGCGGTGGCATTCGTGGTTGAACGAAGTTCTATGTGACATTCCACCGTTGCGCTGATTAGAGACGCCTGGAGGAACTTGAGGTGTGGATACACGACATCCATGGTTGGGTTGACATCATCCCGGAGTGCTTCCGGTTATGACACCATTGCGGGTCGGCGGCTGACCGTCACGTATCTCTGACGGCCCTATGAGCGCAATGATTGGGATTCCCGAACCTGATCGTCAGTGCCGTTTCCAGACTCCTTGGATGTTTTCACATTTAACGGGTGTCCCGTCTCAGGGGAGCAGTCCGAATTGCTAGTCGCATGGGAGCTGGTTCGACTTCCAGCCGGAATCACTTCCGGAACCACCATCCCTTGTGACACTGTCACCAGTGCCGGGGACCTTTCTGTGGCGGGTGGCCTGGCTGCGGGTTGGTTCATCAGCGCCGCAGCGGGTGAGTTTGAATGTTTGACGGAACGGGAAATTTTCATGGCGCGGCTTTCGCCCGCGCCGGGGGATTGGGCCGCCATCCGGGTGGCGTGCCGGGATTCCAACACCTGCTCCACCTCGTCGCACTTCTGGCATCGGTAGCAGTGCTGGCGCTCCGGCTCCATCGGGGAGGCGGCTTCGTCCAGATGGAATTGGGACGCCAGATACCCGACATACTCCCAGTCATGCCGGCAACCGACCGGACCGGAGGGGTTGATGGGCTGGTTGGCGTTCATAGGGTATCGGGGATTTCCCCGATGGAAAAATTGGCGGGACGCGGCCCGATGCCCCGGGCCCTTTGGCATTCCACTGCCGTCGAGTTTAGGGGATGTGGAGTTTGGGACCGGCCCGCCAAAAATGAAAGCCCCGCCCTCACAAGAGAGCGGGGGGAAACAAACAGTAATACCACAACCCAACCCACCAGAAAGTGGCGCCCGCCTGAAATAGATTCGCAGCTATTCCCGCAAGCTATGGAAGCAAGCGGCGGGCAACCAAAATTTTCAAAATATACAGCCATAACTCACAGGTCTGCGAATCATTGATGCCTTTTTACGCCGGTCTTCCCCAAGCGTCAAGGGGTTTTTCAATAAATCTTGCCTGAAATTCATGGAGATCAGTCCAAACCGGACCTAACTCGTTGTATGTCAAGCCTCCGATGGAAAACGCCGCCAGATTGACCCAATCCCTGGCGCCTTTGGTCCGGATTTCCGTGCCGATGGTGTTCATGGGGACGTTCCGGAGTGGATTTCCCGGCTCCAAGTCTTCCAGATTGACCATCATATTGGCCCTTCATGGGCAGCTCCCTGACGAGGGTCCACCCTTGGTTCCGATCGTTCTCAGCCCCGACGCGCAGCTTTTGACCGCCAGAACCGGTCGGAGCGAGTCCCGACAGCCTGCCAGCCCGACCCGTGGGAGGGGCGCCTGTGCATTGGACGTCCCGATCACCAGACCGATGCCGAACCGGCAGGAATAGTCGAAGACCGGCACCGGAGGTGGCGGTGGCGGCGGCGGAATCACCGGAATAAACAGCAATCCGGCGAAAACCTCCTGCCCGAAATAAATGGCGGCGAACATGTCAGTTGCGTCGATGGATTTCCGGGTCCAGATGGTCCTTGACCAGACCTCCAGGGTCGGCGTTTTTGATGCCGTCGGTGATGAGTTGGGAGATGAAATGGGCCATGCGGAATTCGTCGGTGGTGGCCTCGTCCTGACCGTCCATGTGGGCGATGACAAAGACCTTGTCCCTTATGAAATCCTGACTGATGTCGATGAGCAGCTTCATATTTTTCTCCGGGTGGCTATTGTTCTCCTGGTGGCGAAGTGGTGGCCGAACTCGTTGCATCTCCAGAACCGCCTGGAATACTCCGTCCAGTAATTCACATGCCGCCCCCGGTGCGTCAGACGACACCAGAAGAACTGGATGGCCTGGAGCATTCTCATGGCGCTTTCTTGGTCAGTGTCACCCACATGTCCGGGTAGGCTTCGAGGTAGTGCGTGCAGGCGAAGACCTGCGCTTCATGGGCGCGTTCAGCAATCGCGCCGACCACCTGCGTCGGACCCGCTGCGGAATCAAAATTGCACTTCAGATCATACCGCCCATAGGTCAGCTTGTTCGCCTCCCGCCAATCCTTGCTCAGGTAGTAGAAGAAGAAGGCCGTGACCGCAGGCCACTCATGCGTCATGTCGCCATAGGCGCGTTCGGACTTCCAGCTCGGGACGAAGATTCGCATCGTCGCCCCCAGCTTCATGATGCGCCAGCACTCCTCGAAGAACTGCCAGCGCAGCTTGTTGGGAATGTGCTCGACAAAGTGGGAGCAGAAGATTTCGTCGACCGTGTTGTCATTCCAGAGAACGACATTCTTGCTGGAGTGTCTGGCTGGAACGTAGACGCCGTCGCACTTGTCGGGGAAGCGCGAGAAAGGCGTTTGGAACAGATCGCATCGGACGTCTGCGCCCGGTGCGTAGAGATCGACTCCAGTGAAGCCGTCCTGCTTGTTCTGGCCACAGCCAAGATCGAGCTTCAACGGGGTGATAACTTTGGATTTTCGGGGTTTTTGGGTTTTTACCATAGCTGATTGTTCTCGACGTCAAGGTGGCCCACCTTGACCCGGGTGTCACAAGCGACCTTGAGGCCCAGCTTGGACATGTTCTCAAAAGCGTAAAGGTCCTGCGTGTAGCCCGTGCAGCCCTTGTTCGGGTCCCACGACTGCTTGGTCACGAACCACGGCTTGGTCAGCTTCTTGAAGATGCTCATCCGGAACAGGGTGAAGCCCATCCCCAGCCCGTTGCAGCGCTGGAGCGAGTTGGGCTGGACCTGCTGCGGGATGAAGTTGAGCGGCATCTCACTGGGATTTCCGTAGATCATCGGCTGGCCACCCTCACCCTTGGTCCAGTAGAGGCTGCCAACGACGTGGAAATCCTTGATACCCTCATAGAGTTTGAGCAGCCCGTCAGGCGGCGGGATGTTGTCGTCCTCGACCGTCAGCAGATACTTCCACTTCCCCAGTTCGGGGCTGGCCATGATCATCTCAATGGCCGCGTTGAAGGCGTCACCTACTTCCATTCCGGACATGAACACCGGGCCGAAGACCTTCTGGTTCATGGGCCGCATCAACCCCAGTATGGCCGACACAAAGCGCGGGCACAGCGAGCGACCGCCCCGGGTCGGACACACGATGATCGTCGAAAGGTCCTCATACGACCGGCTGCCGGCCAGCCGCGCCGACGACTTGGCGAGATTGTTGTTGTGCAGTCCGGTATCCCCCGGAAGGATGATTTCAGGCTTCATACCGAGTTGGAATGCAGTTGGAAGTAGACGCCCCGATTCAGGGCGTTGGCCTGGATGTCGGTCCGGTTGACCGAGGAGTGGAACGAGCCGCCGCTGGCGCTGATATTGCCCGCGCTGAAGAACGCCGAAGAGCTTTGGGTTTGTCCGAAGTTCAACTCGAATACGCCCGGCGCCCGGTTGATGAAGTAGATCGATGCCGGTATCATCTTGGCATTCTGAATGGCGGTCAGCGCTCCGGCACTGGTGGTGGTGGAGTTCAGCACCTGAGCCATCCAGTAATTCCCCGGAGTCAGCGACACCGAGCACGGCGTATCGAAGAACCTCACGCTGCTGAATCCCGCAAAGTTTGAGGTCACATTGAAGCTGTAGGACGCCGCCGACGTGACCAACTGGAATGTCGATTCGCTGGTGCCGCCGCTGACCGGATAAGTAACGCCCATTCTCAGGGTGTATTGCGAGCTGTTGGTGATCGAGATCGAGTTGGACCAGATGTAGGCCACGCTTCCACTGGCCAGGGGCCCGATCGAAGTGGAGCTCGCCCCATTTCCGAACGTGTAAATGCCGAATGTGTGTCCGATGGTGGTCCTGCCGCTGGCGGTGGCCGACGCCGATGCCAGTGTGGTGGCGTTGGTTCCAGTGGTAGCCATCAGGAACATGACGCGACCGAACGCCATGCTCAGGTGTTGGGGAATCATGAACTGGTTCATCTGCTCGAAGATGGAAGTCCCCGCCGTGCCCGTAGAAACCGGCAGCCAGGGCTCGAACATCTGGAGCGTGGCGCCACCACCCGCATTGACGCTCGCCGTCACAATTCCACCCGCCGACGTGCCGAACGTCACATTGTTGGCGTTCGAGAAGTTCAAGGTCTGGAATGAGAATGACCCATTCGAGGCTGAAGCCCCCGGGTTGGTCTGGGTGGTGATGGCATTGTGTGAGGCGGTGATGATGCTGCCCGCCGAAGTGCCGAAAGTAATCCCATTGGCATTGCTGAATCCCACGGTCTGGAAGGTGAAGCTGCCATTGCTGGCGCTGGCAGCCTGATTGGACTGCGACGTCAGCCCATTGTGGGAGGCCGTGATTGTGCCGTTGCTCAGTCCGAAGCTGATGCCGTTGCTGTCGCCGAAGACGATGCTGGCCAGATTGGAACTCTGGGTTCCGGCGCTGAAGTTGATCGACGCTCCGGCTGCCGCAGTGGCCACGCTGGCGGTGATGATGCCACCGGCAGAAGTTCCAAAAGTGACGTTGTTGGCGTTGGAGAAATTAAGGGTCTGGAACGTGAATGAGCCGTTGGACGCCGAGGCGGCCTGATTGCTCTGGGATGTTAATCCGTTATGAGAGGCCGTGATGATGCCGCCCGCGCTGGTCCCGAAGGTGACTCCATTCGCATCCGAGAATCCCAAGGTCTGGAAGGTGAACGAACCATTGGAGGCGGACGCCGCCTGGTTGCTTTGGGAGGTCAGCGCGTTATGGCTGGCGGTGATGATATTGCCAGCGCTGGAGCCGAACGTGATGCCATTGGCGTTGCTGAATCCCAGAGTCGAAAAGAGGAAAGAGCCGTTCGAGGCGGAGGCGGCAACAGGCTGGGTGCTCTGCTGGGTGATTCCATCGTGAGAAGCGGTTATGACCCCAGCGCCATCCATTGCAAAGGTAATGCCATTCGCGTTGGAGAACACCACCGTTCCCGTGTTGCGGCTATTGGCTCCCGCAGACACCGCCAGACCCGCGCCCGCATTGACGCTGGCGGTTATCGTCTGTCCGTCCGCGCCAAAGCTGATGCCATTGGCATTTGAGAAGATCACCTCTGACGCGCCCGCCCTGGTCGTGCCGGCGCTGATGAACTGGATGATCGAGTTCTCAATGTCGGTGAACACCATGCGGGACGTGGTGTTGGCAATCTGGAATCCCACCGCGATTGCAACGGCAGATGAACCTTCCTGAGCCCGGACGATGGTGAGCGTATCGCCTACGACAGCAGTCACGCGCACAATCTCGGCATTGGAGGCAAGGGGCTGCACTCCTGAAGGCCAGACGGTGCAGTTGAATGGCGCGGTGGGAAAGAGCGCTCCGTGACCGGCTGACACTTGCAGGCTCGTGCCAGTGCCTGCGGGAGCTGGAGCGACAGCGATGGTTGAGTAACCGAAGTTGGCGTGTTGGTCGAAGGCCATGAGCTACCGCTATCATCAGACGGTTGTCGCCACAACCTTTTTTGTGGGCCCCACCAGGATGGCGTCTGGAACTTTCAGCTCCCAATCCAGCGGCCTCCACAAGTGAAGGCAGTGGGGGTGGAAATTAACGTAGCAGGACTCTGGTGGGTGATACTGAATCACAGCTTGCTCCGGCTCCCAGAAGAGGGATTTGATGTGACACATGATTTCCCAACTGGGAGTTTTGCTTAGCCGCTCGACGCTGACGGAGACGTGCTCCCATCCCATTCCGTTTGATGCGACCACCCGAAGCATCTTGTCCTTCCATGGGAATCGGAAGCATCCATTGAATCCACAAGAGTCGTCCGAGGCGTATTGGGCTGGGATCCCAACGTGCGGCATGGCCTCACGAATCCGATGGCGGTTCAAATAGACTGTCTGGTCTTTGGTCATGTGGAGTCAATCCCGACCGTAACCCCGAATCCTCGGGGCCGGGGTTGCTTCTAGTTTTCGGAAACAAGAAAGAGCATTACGGTCAGGAAAGTAAATCGCCAAGAGGGTTCATATTTGATGTGTTCGTCACTCATTTTGCACTGGGATTACGGCCATTATCATGTCTTCGGTGATGATCATCCTACCATCAGGAAGCTCGTGTGCCCCGGTGGTGTAGCTGTGGCAGATGACCCGGTCACCCGGAGCGCATTCGACTGGCACGGTGTCTCCGCTCTTGTTTCTGCGACCGGGCCCAATGTCGAGCACCAGATACTCCTTCGGGCCTCCGGTGTTGTAGTCATCCAAGCAGATGTCCGGCAGCAGGATGCCCCCGGTGGTCTTGGCGGTGGTTCGCTTGATGCGCTCCACTAGAATTCGGTTTCCCAGTAGTTTCATGAGGTTTGCTGTGGTAGTTGTTTGAATTTACCATCTTCCAGCATTTCGAAATAGCTTTGCTTGCCGTCCCAGAGGAAGCCCATGAAGACCTCCCGGAAGTCGGCCTGCTTTAGTTTGATCAGCGTCATCTGGACCTGCACCCAGTCCTGCTGAATCTTCCACGCCGTGCGGGCAGCCTGATCGGCGAAGTCCTCCTTGGTCTTTCGGGGGCGCCGGGAGGTGTTCACGTAGTCCTGCCAGAGCTCTTCCTGCACCAGCCTGACCTTGGCAGGCAGACGGATGGTGTAGCTGCTGGGAGGAATCTCAATGTGGAAGAAAATGGCGACGGGGACTCCGTTGTCGTATTGCTTGCTGATTCCGGTCACGCCGCACTGGGCCAGATACGCCTCGATGTAGGAGATTGTGGTGTTGGCCTGAACGCTGGAGGTGTAGTTCTTGAGCTTCATGGTTTCAGCGCCTTCATGTAGCGGTCGACGAGCTCCTGCCGCCAGTAGCGTGAGCCCACCTCAAGGTCGCAGACGTAGGCGCCGGTGACCTTCATGCGCTTGGCCATTTCGGCCTGGGAAATCCCCGCTTGAATGCGTCGGCGTCGCATCTCCCCACCGACAGCGCGGTGGTCAAGCTCTCTGCCGTTTCCGCCACAGCAACGACACGATTTGGTTTTTAAGTCAGCCATGCGAGCCACGATTTAACACGAACAGCGAAGACCGTCAAGAAAGACTTGCAAGATTTTTTCAATCGTAGTAAAGATCGGAATGGCTTATAGACTACTCGATCGGAACAAGCAAATTCCCTACGGGCTGAAGTTTCTTCAGCCCGAAACCCAGTGGAAGCCACGCGCCGCCTTCTCGTCTTTCGACACCATCGTCCGTGGCCTCATTTCCCACCGCCAGTCACGCCCCGATCTGGTGGCCTCCAAGAAGTGGGCGCTGGACTATGACACAGTGGCCATGGAGGTGGACATCTTCAACGCTCTAATCTGTTCCCGTCACGGCTGGAGCAACTACATCACCGACGGTCAGGGAGAAGCTCCGCCCCCAAAACCTCAGGCACTGCTCCAGCAAGAGAAAAGCGCAATCGCTGCTGCGGCGGGTAAGGCCAAGAAAATCTGGGGAGGAATACGAACCTTGAACGAATGGATTGATTCCGGAGCGCCGCCAGTGCCCACCCTCATGGCCGAGTCCCGGGCCGGGGTGTGTGCGGTCTGTCCGAAGAACGGCAGGGGGGATTTCACGGCTTGGTTTACCAAACCGGCGTCGGATGCGATCACCAAGCAGATCGAGAAACTGAAGCAGATGAGGCTGTCCACCAGCAAGGATGACATCATCAACATCTGCGACGTCTGCCTGTGTCCGCTGAAGTTGAAGGTCCACACGCCGGCCCCGTTCATCAAGGCCCACATGGGTCAGGACGTGCTGGCGGAACTTAGAATGGTTCCAAATTGCTGGATAATTTCCGAGATAGACAAACAATCATGAATCCAACCAAAGAATTGATAATCGAGAACTCTTGGGTGACCGATAAGGGGTGCTGGAATTGGTCAATGGGAGTTGGGAAAAGCGGATATGGGGTCATGAGGGTTGGGAGTAAGTCCGCCGTTTCGTGCCACCGAGTTGCCTTTCAGTTATGGAACGGACCAATACCATTCGGGAAGTTTGTGCTTCACAAGTGCGATAACAAGGAATGTGTAAACCCACACCATCTTGAGATTGGAAGCCATTCAAAAAACATAACGGACGGATACACAAGGGGAATAATTCCAAGCGGAGGCAGTCACCCAAGAAGCACGCTGACGGACGATCAAGTCAAGTCCATCAGAAATGACCACAGGTCCAACAGAGAGATTGCATCAATTCTTGGAGTCAGGATTCTTAACGTGTGGAGAGCTAGGGTGGGAATAAACTACAAAACCGTTCAATGACCGTCGCCTTGGTCTATGTGCATCCCCGAACCAACCAAAAGGTCTACCTTTCGGCGGCGCGTCGCTTCACGACGTCGTATGTGAATCATCCTCCCGGAGCGACTCAACACGAGCTCTACGTGGTGATCAACGGGGACGAACCGCGCAAGTCCGACGAGCGCACCTTCAGCCCGCTCGCTCCGAAATACCTGAGGCACGACAACTACGGCAAGGACATCGGCGCGTTCCAGTTGGCGGCTCGGACCATCCCGGCTGACCTGATGGTGTTCATGGGCTCGCACGTTCACTTCCGGCAGGCAGGCTGGCTGGATGTGATGATCAACGCCTATGAGCGCAATGGCCCGGGCATCTACGGCGCTTACGCCTTCCACCAGCCTTCGCCCCACATCCGGACCACCTGTTTTTGGATGCCGACGCAGTTGTTGCTGATGTATCCTCACATGGTCGGAAACGATTTCCGATACGAGTTTGAGCACGGTGCGGCTCACAGTATCGTCAGGTGGGTGGGTGACGCCGGGTTCAATTCATGGCTGGTGACGTGGACGGCCACGCTCCCTCAGGAGCACTGGCGGCACGTCGAAAACAATGAGGCGCTGGTGCTCGACCAGCACTCCGACCGGATAGGATACAAATGAACCGAAGATCGTTTTTCAAGACGCTGGCAGCCGCCACTGCCGGATTCACCATTCTACCCGCCGCAACGACTTACGGTCGTATCTGGAGGGTGGAGCGAAAGGTTCAGTTGGTAGTATTGAATCCTGAGTGGGAAAACGCTCCGTATGTAATACACCTCATCTCCCATCCGTTTAGTGCCGTGGCCATGCAGAATTACGGAGAGTTGGGCCTTCCAAGGTTTAAGTTTGTTAATGGGTATTTTAAAGAAATCCCTAAATGCATCAAAGCGTGAAGCCCATCGCCATCTTCTATCACGCCTACATGGGCGGCGGGTCGGTGCCGGTCAGCACCGACAACGCCATTCGCATCATCGCCGAGCAGTTCGGCGCGATGCAGGTTTGCGGGCTGTCGGAAGCTGCCGGCAAGATTGTGGTCGGGGTAAGCGGAAGCATGACGGACTACATGGTGATGGCCTCGATTGTGCCTCACACCAGCGAGGTTCATCATAATCTTCAAGGAGTCGGGGAACTCCCGACCATGAAGCTCATGCAGGACTACTGCCGGGCGAACTCCGACCACTTGATCTGCTACCTCCATACCAAGGGCGTCATTCACAACGGAGCGCCCGTCTACGAGGCGTGGCGCAAGTGCATGGAGCGGGTGGTCATCGGCATGTGGCGGGAGTGCGCCCGCGATCTGGAGCTGGGCTACGACAGCGCCGGGGCTCATTGGCTGATTCCATGGCAGTTCCCCTTCATCGGCCCCGTGCCCTACTGGGGTGGGAACTTCTTCTGGGCGACGGCAAAGCACCTGAACAAGCTGCCCGAGATCGACATCAACGCCGACCGGTATCAGGCCGAAGTGTGGATTGGTAAGTCGAAGAAGTGGCCAAGGGTCAGGGACTACGCGAGGCACTTCCCCATGACAGGATGCACTTTATGAGTGAAGAAACCCACCGAACACCATCTCAGGACGATGCCGTAAAGAAGGCTTGGGACCTTATTTCCGAACACTTCGACAGGGCGCTCCTGGTCGTGGACGTGGAATGTGAAGACGGAGATGATGGACATCAGGTCTTCTGGCATGGAGGATTCCTTGCCGGTCTGGGTGCTGCGGAATACGCCAAACACCACTTGCTTCATGGGAAACAAGACACGTCAGAGCCGTGATAACGCTATGTTACATACACGTCCCCGGGGACTCAGTTCACAACGCCATGGAGGACCGGTTCATTGACTCCTACGTGGCCAACCCTGCCGGCATCGAGCACGACACGCTGATCATCTGTCAGGGCGCCGAGCCATCCGACCAGACCAAGGAAAGATACTATCGGGGATTTCCCCGATTGAAATTCCTCCCCCGATCTGGCGTGGGGATGGACATCGGGGCCTACGTCGATGCCGCAACGGTCATCAAAACCGAGGCAATGCTGTGCCTTGGTGGGAGCACGACCGTCCGGCGTCAGGGCTGGCTCGCCCGCATGCATGAGGCGTGGGATAAGCACGGCCCGGGCATGTATGGCACGCTGAGCAGCTATCAGGTGCGCCCACACTTCAACACCACCGGATTCTGCCTGACGCCGGAGATGCTGCTGTCCTACCCAAATCAGATGCTCACCACTCCCGACCGTTACGAGTTCGAGCATGGCGACGGAGCGTTGTGGTGGCGGCTGCATCAGCAGGGCATCCCCTGCAAGCTGGTGACGTGGTGCGGCGAGTATGACTGGGATGAGTGGCGCAAGCCGCAGAACATCTCGTGCCGGGGCGACCAGTCCAACTGCCTGACGTGGTTTCGCATCAACTACCAGTTCGAGCACTACCGGCTGCATGACCCGGTGGCGCATAATAACTTGATGTATCTGACGGACGCGCACATTCTCGACCCGAAGTTCCGCTATCCGACGTGGGAGCTTTCGCTGAGCGGTGGAGCGTGATACCGTTGAAAAACAATGTCCCCTGAACTGATCAAGGAATACGAGCTGGCGGCGATTCCCTACATCGACGGTGGTGGAGCAATCACCGCCGAGCAAACCAGGCTGAAGAGTTGGCGCTACTTTCTTGAAATCAACTCCGCCTGCAACCTCAGGTGTCCCTCCTGCACCAAGGGTAACAAGGAGGGCTACGAGCACCAGACCGGTTTCATGGACATGGAGCTCATGGAAAAGGTGCTAGACAAGATCAAGTCCGAAAACCCGAACGCTATTGTATTCACCTACGGGAACTCCGAGCCGTTTCTCCATCCGAAGCTCCCAGAGTGCATCCGGGCCATCAAAGCCCGAGGGCTTCACCCGGAGCTGTCCACGAACATGAATCATATTCAGCGCGTGGATGAACTCCTCGACGCTGCACCCGATCTCATGATCATAAGCCTCTCCGGGTTTACGCAGGCAGTTTACGTAAAGGGTCATGCCGGTGGCGACATTGAAAAGGTAAAGCGTAACATGATGACGCTGGCTCACACCAACAACGCTAGGCCACTGGATCAGCGCGTCAAGATCATGGTGAATTACCATGTTTACAACGACAATGGCCATGAGGTAGAGCTGATGCGTGAATACGCCACCAACTTGGGGCTCGGCTTCTTTACCTCGTTCGCCCGAGCCATCTCGATGGAGAACGCCATACAGTATTGCCGATCTAAAGACCCGGATGCCACGCCTTTTGAAGTGCAGGATGGTAAGCCTGACTGGAATCACCTGCTGCCACCTATCTCAGATACCTACGTTGCGACGATGGAGCGGTTGAAGATCAACCCGACCAAGGCCCGGGAGATGTATGAGAAGTATCCCGTCCGCAAGGTATGCCCGGTCGGCGACATGTTCACCTTCATCCGGCACGACGGTAAAACCTCCCTGTGCGCGTGCGTGGCCGACCGCAGAATTTCTATCGGGGATTTCCTTGATACCCCTGCCGAAACCCTGAGCGAGCAGCGCCGTGGACACTCCATCTGCGGCCAGTGCCAGAAATACCGAATGAACCTATACTTCCACATTGTTGACCGTGAGAAGTGGGTATCGCCCTGAACTATGAAATTCGACAAAGCTGACGTCGTTGAGTCCATCTGCTACCAGCTCCGGATGGCGGACTACACCCGGAGCAAGAACCGGGCGCTCATCAACAACCTGTTCAATGGCTTCCCGCCCTACACCGAGCAGGAAGAGGAGGAGAACAACATCGAGGTCAACGTCAACTTCCTTGAGGGCACGCGCCTGTCACACGACGCCCGCACCCAGTTCTACCAGTCGATGCTCAAGCCGGGGAACTTCTTCACTTCCAAGACCGACTGGGGTCCGGTGCATAAGCGGCAGGAGGCGGGCATGGTCGTGACGCAGGAGCGCAACAAGATCATGAAGAAGTCGATGACCTACATCGAGGCCACGCGCTCCCAGATCGCCATGAATGTGCTGCATGGCATCGCCCCATCAAGCTGGCGGGATGATTACCACTGGTGTCCTTACGCCATCGGCATCGAGGATTCCTACGTTCCCAGTGGAACGCTGCTCACGATGGAGAACCTGCCCTTCTTCGCCATCTACCGCTCATTGACGGCGATGGAGATGATCAAAATGACGCAGGCGGGCAGGCTGGACCCGGCATGGAACAAGCCCATGCTCAAAGCCGCCATCAAGTGGGTGGACAAGGAATCCCAGACCCTGATGTATAACAACTGGCCGGAGATTTGGGCGCCGGAGAAAACCGCCGAGCGCGTCAAGGGCGATGGCGGCTTTTACTATGGCGACCAGTGCCCCACGATAAATGTGTTCGACTTCTACTTCTGGAACGACAGCGGCAAGGTGTCGGGCTGGAATCGCCGGATGATTCTGGATGCGTGGTCCATGCCGGAGCTTTCCCAGATCAGCGACTCCAAGAAGACACCGGCGCCCACACGCAGGACGGGCGAGCTGTTCGACAAATACAAGAACAACTTTCTCTACAACCCTGGCGACCGCAAGGTGGCTCAGGACCGTGGCGAGATCATCAACTGGCAGTTCGCCGACCTGTCCGCCGTCGCCCCGTTCCGCTACCACTCCGTCCGCTCGCTGGGATTCCTGCTCTTCTCAATCTGCCATCTCCAAAACCGGCTGCGCTGTAAATTCAATGAGGCGGTGTTCGAGCAGTTGATGATCTATTTCCGCACCAGCTCCGATGAAGACTACCAGCGGGCGCTCAAGGTGGAGCTGGCTAACCGGGGCTTCATCGATGACTCCGTCAAGTTCATCCCTCCGAGCGAGCGCTATCAGGTGGACCACCAATTGGCCATGCTGGGGCTGCAACAGAATCAGGGGCTGATCGCCTCCAACTCCGCATCCTATACCGCCCAACCGCAAGGCGGGCAGCGCGACAACAAGGAGCGCACCAAGTTTGAAGTGATGGCCGAGGCCAGCGCCATGCAGGCGCTTGTCTCTGCGGGTCTGGCGCAGGCGTATATGTATAAGACTCCCGAGTATCGGGAGATCGCCCGCCGCTACGGCATCAAGGGCTCCAAAGACCCCGAAGTCCGGACCTTTCAGGCGAACTGCCTGCGACGCGGCGTCAGCGAGAAGCTACTCTATAATCCGGAATGCTGGGAGCACGAGGCCGAGCGCACGCTAGGTGCGGGCAACAAGGCCATGGAGATGGCCATCGTCGACCAGTTGATGCAATACCGGAACCTCTTCGACCCCGAGCCGCAGCGCGAGATTCTCCGTGACTTCACGATGTCGATCACCGAGGACCCGGCCCGGGCCAGGTCGCTGGTTCCCGAGAACCCGGTCAAGATCACCGACAGCGTCCACGACGCTCAGCTCGCCGCAGGCACGCTGATGCAGGGCCTGCCGGTCGCCATCAAGACCGGCATGAACCACATCGAGTATGTGGACACGCTCTTGATGACGCTGGGAACACTGGTGCAGCAGGCGGTGCAGCAGGGCATGACCACGCCGGAGAAATTGCTGGGCATGATGAACATGGGTCAGCATATCCAGCAACACCTCCAGCTCATCGCTCAGGACAAGAACGAGGCGCAGCGCGTCAAGCAGTATGGCGACATGCTGGGCAAGCTCGGCAACGAGCTTGAGGGTCTGCGCCAACGGTTGCAGGAGCAGATGCAGGCGCAGGCCCAGCAGGGACCGCAGCAGGACCCGGAGACGATGGCCAAGGTGCAGGCGATGATGATTCAGTCCAAGGCCAAGCAAGATTCCACGAAGTCATCGCACGCGCAGCGCACGGCGCAGCGTCAGATCGCATTCGAGCGCGAAGAGCTTCGCAAGGATGCCGCGTTGCAGGCCGAGCTCCAGAGGGAGCAGGCCCGCACCGCAATCGAGATGAAACTCGACGACGCCCTCACCGCCAATGAGATCGTCATCGAGCGGCAAAAGGCGAAAGCCAGGCCGAAGGTTGACAGTAAGAGCAAAGGCAGTTAATGATGCCGTATGTCTGAACCCCAAGTGGTAACCATCAATCCGTCGCCGAAGCTGCAATTCATGTCTGATGCCAAGCGCGTCAGCGCCCATCGTAATACGATGCAGATGCCACAAATTCAGGACTCCATCAACATGGCGTTACTGAATTACCAGAGGGAGCTGTTTGCCAGAGTAAATGACGCAAACGGCTCCGCCGCCGCCGGCCTTAAACTGAAGGGCGCTCTGGAGTTCGTGGATGAATTCCTAAGGCTGGCAGAGGCTCCGAAACCACATGCCGACTCGCCTAAGAGCGCACAGTTGGACCACAAAGTATGAACGAATACTGCGACTCGGTTCAGCCCAAGGAAGCCCCATTGTGGGGGATTGGTTTTGGGAGTTCCCAATTCTGCTACTCACTTGAGCAGATGGAATACATCGCCAAGCTGGCCGCGTTGAATGGATGCAGGATAAGTAGGATTATGGGCGCCCTACCCGAGCCGGCAGGGCCGTTCAATGGAATCCAAAAATCCTGCTTCGACAATACCTGTATGGTCCTTGAGTTGATTGAAAAGGTCATTCGAGTCTGCAATGGTGAAACCGGGATATTCCCAGAAGAGCTCGAAGCCCGGATTTTGAAAAGCTATAAATCAGTATGAGTGCCGCAGCAATAGCCACCCCAGCCCCCGTCGCAACGCCAGCGCCCCCCACAATCGTCCCCATCCCGGAGGTGTCCAGCCTCCCGGCTGGGGGCGCTCAGGCTGTAAGGCCCGCCCCTGCTGGAACGATTCCGCCTCCGATGAAGGCGTATTCCGACCGTCCCGACAGCGCCAAAGCCAAGATGCTGGAGCGAATGAAGGCCCGCTCGGTGAAGCCTGTGTCCAAGCCGGAAGACACCGCCAAGCCAACGGAAGCGGCCAAGCCCGCCGACAAGTCAGCCGAGGCTGTCAAGCCATCCGTTACTAGAGAAGAGGACTTGCTCGAAGAAAACCTATCGGGGAAATCCCCGGTAGAATCCAAGGAAGGTGAGACAACTCCGGTGGAAGGCGACAAGCCTGTCGAGGCTCAGGCCGACCCCAAGAACCCCAAGGCCAAGGTCAATCCATGGAAGCTGGCCGAAGAGCACAAGGCAGCCCGCGCTCAGGCCGAGAAGGAGATCGTCGAGCTCAAGAAGCTGTTTCCCAACGCCGAGGCCCGCAAGGCGGAACTGGCCGAGGTCACCGCGCTTAAGCAGCGCAACGAAGAGCTGGAGAAGCATATCAAGTATGTGGACTTCAAGCAGTCCAAGGAATACAAGGAAACTTACGAGAAGCCCTACGTCGACCAGTGGAAGGTGTCGATGAAGGAGTTGAACGGCGTGACCGTGGCTGACGACGAAGTGGGCGCAAGAGCCATCGAGCCCAAGGACGTGCTTGATCTGGTAAACCTCCCCACTATCAAGGCCCGTCAGATGGCCAAGGAGTTGTTCGGGGAGTATGCCGATGACGTGATGCGGGAGCGGGACAAGATCGTCACCCTGCACAAAGCCAAGGCCACCGCTGAGGAGTCCGCCAAGCAGGAGGGCATGGAGAAGTTCAATCAGACGACCGAGGCGCAGAGGATGGCGTTCGAGACTTTGAACAAGGAAGTCCACTCCACCTACGAGAAGGCGATTCAGTCGATCAAGTCCAGCCCGGCTAACAAGGAGTTCTTCGAGCCCGTCGAGGGCGACGAGGAGGCGAACATCGTTTTGCAGAAGGGCATCGACATGGTGGAGCGGGCCTTTTCCCAGAACCCCATGGACCCCAGTCTGAATGCCGAGCAGCGGGCCAGCATCACCAAGCTGCACGCCGCCGTTCGCTTTCGCGCCATCGGGTATGGACGTCTCAAGCAGGAACTGGCCCGGGAGCGTCAGGCTCATGCCGCCAACCGGAAGAAGCTGGAGCAGTATGAGTCCACCGTTCCCAACCGTGGGCCGTCGACCCCAGCGGCAGTTGCGACCACCAATGGAGGCTCCAAGATGTCACAGATGCAGCAGCGTCTCCGGCAGCGGGCGGCTGCGGGCAGGGCTTGACAGACTTCAGGGTCGGTGATAGCAGTGGGTCGTTGAGTATCGGGGAATTCCCCGATAGGAGACTCGTCCCGCTGGAGACGTTCCAGCACTTCAGCCCTTAAATGGGCGCCATGGCTGATGGCTCTATCAGCGCCACGGAGGCTATAAATCCATTACGGAAGCATTCTGCACGCTGAGCGTGTGTGAAGCCGCTTTCGCGTTCAGTGAACTCTTGAACTTTTTTGATTTATGAGCTGTCCAGAAGGCGTATTGCAAGCCTGCGATTTCCCGCAGTTCCTTGTCGACGAGACTCCTCGCTTTGATGAGTTGATCATGGAGGACATCCGGCTTACCGATAGCTGGATTGGAAATATGGCCATGGGTGAGATGCCCATGGGAACCCCCGCTGAAGTTACCCAAGACCGCTTCCGCGCAGTGTGGGCGAATACCACGAAACAGTGGAATCGCGTCCAGACTCCCGGAGCTGGTTGTAGTGGTAATCCTTGCGACCCGACTGAGGCCAAGATTGGCTGGGGCGCTGACCGCCTGACCTTCTTCGCCGAGCAACAGACGTGGTCCACGCCACTGCTTTGCTACGATCAGGAGATGCATGTGACCCATGCGGAGCAGCACCTCTCGCAGATCATCAACGAAATCCTGCGCCCAAACACGATGAACATCTACTCGATGTTCGCCCGTAAGCGTGCGCTGTTCTGGGCCAAGTATCGCCACATGGCGAACTCACTGCTCAGCAATTTCACCTTCGAGTGGGTGTCCGTGGACACTGACGGTGATGGTATCGCTGACGATGAAATCTACTTCGACACTTCCGCAGCCCCAACGCGACTGTTCCATCTGGTGCCCCAGATGTTGCAGAACAACTGGTCCAAGACCATGCGCGAAGGCTACGCCGGCAAGAATCCCTTCAAGGAAACAGCCCCGTTCGTGGAGCTGGTGACCGACATGGATTCCTGCTGGTTCCTCGATCGCCTGGGTGGACAGCTCGGCGTCGGCGGCGGCAACAACCCCAACGTGAACGCCAACTGGCGCTTTACCCAGTGGGGCGACCAGAGCGCTTACTGGCGCTATGGCTTCTCCGGAAGCATCGGCAACTACATGGTCCGCGTGGATGAACTGGGACTCCGGTTCAACTTCGTGCAGGACCTGGGTGCTGGCGCTCACGGCGGCAACGGCAACCGGTATCGATACCAGATTGTGCTGCCCTACACCAATGGCGTGACCACAGGTGCAGGCGGTGCGGCGGGTATCGGATCGGATGTGAATCCAGACTTCGACCGCGCCCAGTATGCGATCAGCTTCCAGTGGCACAAAAAGGCCATGGAGATGCTCGTGTTCAACGCGACGCCGATCAACCCGGAGATGCCCTTCGTCAGCCGCGACTTCGGCGGCAAGTGGCAGTTCCACATGCATGATCTCGGTGCCGACGTCAATGGCGCTCCCATTGGTAACAAGTGGGGTAACAAGGGTCAATTCGGTGCGTGGTTCAAATACTACGTCCGTCCGCTGCACTACGAATTCGCCCGTGTGTATTTCCACAAGCGCGAACAGTTCTGCATTCCGGAAATCGACGTGTGCTCCACGAATCCCGGATACCCGGCCCAGAACTACTCCAGCGCACTGCCTGAGTGCCCGGCTCCGGATGGCATCTACGGAACTGGTGTTCCTACTGGTTCTGAGGATGGCCCCATCGCCTGATCGGAATTGATTGTTGCGGCGTCACGCTCCATAGTCGGGGCGTGACGCCTGTCACATCAGTAAATGTCAGTTGGGGAAAGGACCATCTATGGCAGAAATGTATAGTTCACCTGCTCCCGAAGGGGGCGACGACCTCGGCATGGAGGTTGACAACCCGACCGAGAGCGAGGCGCAGACCGCGCTGCTTCCAACCGACTTCTTTCAGGGCAAGGACCTCACTCCCGGAACGGAATGCAAGGTTCGCGTTGAGCGCGTTCTCGACGGTCAGGTAGAGGTAACCTATGTCCCGCACAACGAAGAGCCAGAGGTCGGTGAGGAAGTCGAATCTCCGGACTCTGAGATGGCGGGCTACATGAACGAATAATGGCCATTCCCGCCAACACCTTGATGGAGGAGGGTAAGTGCTATATGTGCTTTGGGGAACTCTCCACGGCACAAATCCTCGAACTGGCACTACTGCGCCGCATCGTTCTGGCAGCCGACCCGGCAGCGGACGTCTCGCCGCAGGGCCTGATTTCCACCACGAACTGCTACGCCTGTCTCGGGCTTTCCATGTTCGATCTGATGCTGCTTGCTTTGCTCAGCCTTCTGGCTGGCGAAGACCTTCCTTGCGGAACGGTCACCACGACCATTCAATTTAACGCACCCAGCGGTGGCTACGACGGTCAGTATGTCGAGTCGAGCGCCACGCTGTGGCTTCAGACGACGCCCTCTGCTGACTACGGAATCCGACTCGTTTCCGGGGTGTGGGAGGTGTTTGAGATCATCTTCCCGGGCCCTGTGGTCTACTCAATACCGGAATCACAATTCCCCTGTGGCGTCTGGACCCAGGTGGCCGGTGGTGGTCCGGCAACTGCCGAGTATGTATGATACCGCTGAACACTCTGATGGAGGAGTCAAAGTGCTATACCTGCCTCGGGATTTCATTGGCTGAGGCATTGCGGTTGGCGCTTCTGAATCGGATTGGCTCACTGGAGCAGTTCTCTCCAGCCGACATTGCCGGGCTCTATTTTTGGATTAAGGCCGATGCTGAAGTGTTCTCCGATGCTGGCACGACACCAGCAGTCAACAACGACCCAGTTCAACAATGGAACGACCAGAGTGGAGGAGGGAACAATCCAAATCAGGCAGTTCTTGCCAATCGTCCCAATTACGTCACCAACTCACAGAACGGACTGCCTACGGTGGACTATTCCATGGTGTTCGCCGACAACCGCTGGCTCGACTGCCCACTCGCCGACTTCTGGGATGCTGGAGCTGGCGGAGTATTTACTTTCTTCGCAGTGGTTCAGGCCGGTCCCAATCCAGGTGACGCGCATTTTCTAATTGAGAACACAGCCGGAGGTGCTGTTTTGCTTCAAAACCCACCCTACATCTTTCAAAAGAATGGCGGCGCGTTTGATACCCTAACAAGCGTTGGTGACTTCACTGGAATTTGGGTCGTGTTGATGGTTACCAGATCGGGCAGTGGAGCTGGCGACACCAAAATTTACATCAACGGAATCCAGAACGACAATGGGACAGCAATTCCAGGGTTGGCGGTTCCAGGGAGTTGCATTATCGGGTTCCCCGCACTCGGGACTTGGACTGGCAAGATTGCCGAGATGGGGATTTACAACAGTGTCCTTTCAGACGCAAACCGTGGCTTGCTTCTGGCCGGAATGCAGACAAAATGGGGGGTGTAATCATGAAAACAAAACTCAGAATCGCACTGGCCATCATGCTCGTCATGGTGGGTTGCACCGTAACCAAACTGGTTGAGAATCCTCCGGGCTCTGGGAAATACGACAAGGTGGTCGAGGTCGACCCCAAGCTGACCTCAGGATTGGAAGCCGCCAAGGCCGTCAATGACGCGGCCAAGCCGTTCTTCCCATTCTCGCCAGTGGTTGACATCGGGCTTGGGACCGTGGCCGCTCTGGCGGCGTGGTTCGCCAAGCGCAAGAGTGACCAGCTCAAGGCCACCATCGTCGGCGTCGAAGCCAAGGGTGGCGAAGCGGTCAAGACCGCCATCAAGGAAGCTGCCATGGCATCCGGCGTGGAGTCGGGCTTGAACAAGGTGGTGAAGTCCATCACTGGTGGAACATGAGATGGCTGCTGCTATTGTTGATCGTGTGCGGCTGCGCCTCAAGGCAAGCCACGCTGCGGTCGAAGATGGCAGAAATGGTTCGCACCCCAATCCCGGCTGGAGGGCAGTCAGAAGCGCTACCCGTCCAGCCGTTTTGGTTGATCTGGGATAACCACAACGACTCGGAGACTTCCAAGTATATCATCACGGACATCTGGTCAACGACCAACATCCTTACGGAGTTCACCCACAAGCTGTTCGTTCCTCAGGGCACCAACCGGGTGATGTTGATGCCCACAAACTACATGGATTTCTTTATCGCCCGCTTCGCCATGACCAACGTGGGAGAGGGGCTGCCGTGGGTTTTCAGCGAGTGGAATATCAAGAGCCCGTGAAAGTCAGTTTGCCGGACTTCCGCAGGCGATTGGCCTGCTGCCTCAGCTTCACCTTCCATTGCTCGCTGGTGGTGTGAATGCTCACCGAGCCCAGACGCTTGATATGGAATCCCCGGCGCCGCGCTCCCAGAATCCCGATGGCGATGGCGTCAGCCAGGTCGGGTGATCGCCCGGTCTTGACCTTCATCTCCTCCTTGCTCTCGACCTCGATGCGGTTTCCAGAAACCATCTTCCACTCCCGCTGGGAGAACTCCGAACAGGCATCCTCGCGCATGCCACGGAACTGTCGGGCCTCGACGACGTAGCGCACGCTATACCACAGCTCGGTCACGAACTTGGAGTAGTAGTCGCAGCACTTCTTCTGGATTTCCGATGACACCATGTCCTCGGACGGCTTGCCGCCGCAGTCGATGGACTCAGTCATGACCATGCCATTACGGGCGAAGGCGGTGACCAGACTGGTCCGCATGCCCGCGTCGTAGAAGAAGTGGCTGTGCTCGATGCCCCGGTTCGAGAGCTGCCCTTTGACGAACTGGACGATCTGGTCCTCGGGGGACTCAGAGTCCTTGGCTGCCTCGATGGGAATCTGCATCAGGTCCACCAGTGAGATGATCTGCCGGCCAGTTGGGGGTTTCTGGTCCTGAATAACCAACGCATTAAGCATCGTGCCCACGGGCATGGCATCGCCGGGCTCGATCTCCGGGCCGAACTGGAGCTCTCCGAACACGCATCGGTCGCCGCCGACACCACGGTAGGCGGCGTCGAGGAAGGCAATTTTCGTAATACGAGAATCCCGGAAGTTGGCCTTCTCGAACGCGCCGAACTTAACGCACGCCTGACGGGTGAGGACGCGACGGCTGCCCTGACCCCGGGGCATGCGGGCCTCGTTCATCATGGTGAAGTGCCAGTCGTCCACGCCCCAGATGGAGGCGTCGTCGGTCATCTGCTGGCGAGTTACGAGGAACGGGAACGGCGTCGGGTCACCGGGCGGGGATTGCATGTTGGGCGAATCGCTTCCCGGGAGCTGGAGGCAGACGCCATTCGGGAATCTGGTCTTCCAAGTCTTCGTGCCCGGAGTCTGGTCAACGCCACCCTCCCATCCGCCCAGCGCCGTCTCTGGCTCGCACACCGCGCCGTGGGCGTTGGTAGTCTCATTGGGATTTCCCAAAGCGATCAGCTTGAAGCGTTCGCACTTTGACAGGTTGGACGTGGAGTCGAGGAAGGCCCGTGGCATCAGGTTGGCTTCGTCGGCCACCAGCGTCACCATCTTGTTGTGAATGCCTATCATGGAGCCGAGCCCGACGTATTGATTCCCCTTCTTACAGGCCACGCCCATGATGCCATTCTTGAAGTCACGCCCCTCGGTGAACTCGGACTTGGGGTCGGTGATGATGCGCTGCTTGCCTTCGATCAAGTGACCAGGAATCCAGACGTGATCGGCCTTGGCCAGCTTGTGGTATTTCTTGATCATGCCCCAGATGCGGAGCTCCAGCATTTCTCGCTCGGTCGAGCTGACAAGCACCGTCATGTGGGACTTGTGGGCATACCAGTCGGTGACCACGTTGCAGCCGAAGCTGTCGGATTTCCCCGATGCCGCACAGCCCATCACTCCGATGTAGTTGTGCTCGATGAATACCTCCAGACACTTCTCGGCCCAGTGATTGACGAAGGGGCCGACCTGCCAGATGCGATCCGGCCACACAACTTCCTGAAACCTGCGGAAGTGGTGATAGAGTCCTTCGCCTGCGGTGGTGCCATCCGTCTTCTCCCACTTACCGCCCTTGCTGATCATGTGGAGCTCAATCGCAGCGGGGTCGTAGTTCGATCCCCACCACAAACCATACTTGAGATAATTGCCCGTGGCTTTCTTAATGCCTGACTGGATGATCATGTTTCTCTTGAAATGACGGTATCTTTAGCTCAGTTTCAGGTCAACGACTGGAATGCAAGGCAACGTAATCATTACGGACGGCTCTGTTGACTTCTCTGGTGGTGTTGATTCCATCAAGGTCACCACCATCCAGTCTGATCGAAACCCCAACGGACTCGCCCGCAATCAGCTCGCGTGGCTGGACAACGCGACCGTCCGGGATGGTGGCATTTATCCAAGGTGGGGCTTTCGACGTTTGAGTCAAGTCGCCGCGAATGGACTGTTCCAAGGAAAGTGGCTCTACCAGCCGGACAACGACGCTACGCCGTATCACATCTACTCCATCAGCGGCATCATCCTGCTCGTGGCCGAAGGTGCCGACCCCGTAAATCTCTCCGCCCTGTTTGGGCTGTTTAATCCACCCGAACCACCAATTGCGCACTTCTGTCAGGCGGGCAGGTATCTGGTTATTCAGGCAGGCGACAGTGTGACTCTGCCGCTGTTCTGGGATGGCACCACGCTGCGTCGCAGCATTGGGATTACCAACCCCGCCGTCCCTCCCGGGACTCCTGGAGTCAACGAAATCCCCGCTGCGACCACGATGGACTACTTCATGGGTCGCATCTGGTATGCGCAAGGCCGCATCGCCAATGCCGGTGACATCGTGGGTGGAAACTCCGGCGTGGTTAATCCGGACAGGCCGGACGCAGTGCTCAATGTCACCGAGTGTCCACTGGTGCTGGGTGGAGATGGATTCAGTGTTCCCGCTCAGGACGGCACCATCAGGGCGCTGACGCACAGCGCGAACATTGACGTGGCGCTGGGTCAGGGCCGGCTGTTTATGTCCACCACCAAGGGAATCTACGCGCTGAATGTTCCCGTCACCCGGGCCGCTTGGATTGCCACCACAAATCAGAATCAGCCGCTGGTCACCGTGGTCCAGCTCAACAACGGCTGGGTGGGTGATCGCAGTGTGGTGCAGGTCAACGGCGACCTGTTCGGCCAGTCTCTGGAGCCAGCCATTCGCTCGCTGAACCAGCAGATGCGATACTTCAACCAGTGGGGCAACATCCCGATCAGCTCCAATGAGCAGCGCATCCTTCAGTTCAACGACCGCAACCTGCTTCGCTTTTCCACCGGCATCTACTTTGACAACCGATTACTCCAGAGCGCACTTCCGGTCCAGACCGCTCAGGGAGTCGTGCATAATGCGCTGATACCTCTGGACTTCGTCCCGATCAGCAGCTTCATGTCGCAGAAGCCTCCCAACTGGGAGGGCATGTATGAGGGGCTCAAGATATTCCAGTTGTCCGTCGGGGATTTCGGCGGACGTGAGCGGGCCTTCGCCACCGTGCGGTCGCAGAGCGACACCATCGAACTCTGGGAGCTGACCTCATTCCTGAAGGAGGATGAGAACATCACAGGTGAGAATCGCATCACCATGATCTCGGAATTCCCCGCCTTCACTTGGGGTGATGAGACTCAGCTCAAGAAGCTGGTGGGTGCGGAGATTTGGGTTGACCGGCTTCATGGAACGGTGCGGTTCTCCTTGGAGTATCGTCCCGACGGTCAGGCGTGCTGGATTCCGTGGCACATCTGGAAGAAATGCTCACCGAAGAATTCGGCTGAGGACGTTCACAACCCAATCTCCTATCCGCTGACGCCATGCCTTGAGTCCTACTTCAACTCGATGACCTTACCCGCTCCCGACCCAACCCGATGCGCTTCGGCCACGGGTCGCCCTTCCAATCAGGCGTATCAGTTTCAGCCGCGTCTAGTGGTCAAAGGCTTCTGCCGGGTGCGCGGAATCTATTTGCACGCCGAGCCGATGGGGCGGAAGCTCTACGAGAACATGACTTGTTGATGAATATCCCTTGCCCCAATCCGTGCGTCGTTTGCGAGCCGTCGATCGGCAGGGGGATTGGTCCGCTTGACCCCTCTAATCCGTTCGTCAATCTCAGCTCCGAAGATCAGGACTTTGACGAGTTCATTGGTCGTCGCTACGTGGTGGGTCAGCCACCCATCGGCTCGACGTGGTTCAAGCTGGGCTGCATCGGCCTGTGCATCTCCGACGTCTCGCAGCAGGAGGCCGATCTCTGTGCCCTCGCTCAGGCGACGGTGTGTCAGGCGGTGAACTGGCCTCAGGTATTTCCCAACTCACAAAACCAGAACAATCCCTTCACCGAAGAACCCCGAGAGTTGTTCGGAAACCAAGCTCAGTTCTGCTCGTTCTCGTGTCCGGATGGAACCCCCTTCACGTTCACGGTGGCTGCCGGCCTGTTCCTCAATTACAGCCAGCTCGCCGCCAACATCGAAGCCTTCACCTTTGCGTGCAATCAGGCGGTGAACAACCGGGTGTGTCTGGGTTCGCTGTCACCGGCAAGGACCTGCTCCGGGTCGCTCTACAACGGAACGATGGTTTGCTCCTCGGCCAGCATTCCGATCACCTTCACCATTATCGGGGAAATCCCCGATGGGTTGCTGCTGTCGCAGAATAACACCACGGCTTTCTTTGATGGCACGCCCACCACTCCGGGAGACTACGTCTGGACCGTGGTGGCCACCGACCCGGCTGGCAACACGATGCAG